ACAAATGTATATTTTTAATTGATGCTGATTATGCAAACCAGGTACGCGGCATAAGCAGCCTTGCATCTTCGCTCTTAACATTTCATCACATGAAGGGCTACACCGAATCGGAAATTATAGCCGCTCGCGCTTCGTCATCAAAAATGGGATTTATTTCGCATCCCGATACAGATGAAAATCAATATACCGGCGATGAGGTAGATACAGAAGGTAATTCAATTGCAAATTTTGAACCCGGCACAATTGAAGATATCGGCCATGCTAAATTTGAAGGCTGGGATCCTACACATCCCAACGGTAAGTATGCCGATTTCAAAAAAGCTATGATGAGAGAAGCTTCAACCGGACTCGGCTGCAATTATAATTTATTTGCAGGCGATCTTGAAGGTGTAAATTTTTCATCATTACGTGCCGGCCAGCTTAATGAGCGCGATATTTTTGCCGTCAAACAAACTTTGTTGGTTGATGGTCCCATGATTGACATTACCACGGAGTGGCGTAAATGGGCAGTCCTTTCCGGCGCTGTTGATATTCCCTTTAGTAAAATTGATAATTATGCGATATTAATAAACGGCCGCGCATATCCCTGGGTTGATCCTTATAAGGATATTATGACTAGCAACATTGCAATCGGCAGCGGCCTTTCTACCCGTACAGCTGAAGCGCGCAAATACGGCACAAACTATAATGATAACATTATTCAGCTTGCAAAAGAAAATAAAATTGCAGAAGAAAATGGCATAATCTTTAATGTAATTAAAGATCAGCCAAAAATTACCGGCGCAGATAATCCGGAAACGGATGAATCAAGCGATATTCCTATAGAAACAAATCCAGCAGGAACGCCGGTTAATGAGTCTGGTGAAAAAAGTTTTAAAAATAAAATATTAAAATTAGTTGATTAGGAATTAATATGAAATTCTCACTTGAACAAATCAGAAGCGAAATCAATAAAAAAGGTTTAATAAGAAATTTTATGCCTGATTCCAAACCTGTTGTTGATATGGCAAACCGGACCGCTGAATTTTCCGTATCATCCGAATACCCTGTTGAAAGATGGTTCGGCAATGAAATACTTGATCACTCCTCATCCAGTATTGATATGAGCCGGTTAATGGATGGCGCTTCAATTCGTGATACCCACTTTGGAGATCAAGTGGGCGTTGTTCAAAAAGCTGAAATTACTCCTGATCGAAAACTTAGAATTACCGGTAAATATTCCCAGGGCCAGCGCGGAACCGATATCTTAAATGATATCAATGACGGTATCCGTAAAAATGTTTCAATCCGGTATAACGTAAATGAAATGCAGCTTGAATCTGAATCCTCGAAGGATGATATAGATACTTACCGCGTTACAAACTGGACTCCGATACATGTATCTGAAGAACCGGACGGCGCTGATCCTACAGTAGGACACGGCCGCTCTAAAGATAATGAAGGTGAACAAATCATCATCCCTATTGACGGAACAAAAAGTTTAGAAGAGCAATTTAATTTAATTAACAAAAAGAACGAACGTAACATAAAAATTTTATTAACCAATAATAGGAGTACTAAAACCATGACCCCCGAAGAAGAAGTAAAACTTAGGGAACAATATGAGAGAGAAATGAAAACTAAATTAGATGATCAACAGAAGGCTGATGACCTTAGAAGAGATAATTTTATTTCGATTGCAAAAGACTTGCAGCCGAATCTTCCCGGGTTAAATCTCAGGAATGAAGTTGATGCATTTATTAGTGATCGCTCTAAAACTCCTTATGATTTTTCACGGTTTTGCATGAGCAAGCTTAAAGATCCAGAAGCTCTCAGAACTCCTTTAACTCAGATAGGCATGTCTGATAAAGAAAAAAAATCATTCAGCATGCGCAATGTTATCCTTGCGTTGGTTGAACATCGTGTTAGCACACTTGGCGTTGAATTAGAAGCGAGTAAAGCATGCGCTAAAGCAATCGGCCGCGAACCGGAAAACGGTTTATTCATCCCCTGGGAAATTCAGACCAGGCAGCTTACCGGCGAGCAAATGAAATATATGGAAGAGTTTGAAAGAACAAATCCATTGCGCAAAAATCTTAACCGTGATTTATCTGTTACAGAAGCCGTCGGCGCTGGCGGCGGTTATACAGTTCATTATCAGTACATACCTCAGTCATTCATTGAAATTTTGCAGAATGCAATGATCACTCCCGCTCTCGGTGTGCAGATAATTGAAGGCCTGCAAGGCAATATTCCAATGACGCGTGAACTTACCAAAAATATTACCTACTATATTGCAGAAGGTAACGCTCCAACCGCATCCGATTATACATTTGGGCAGGATATGATGACTCCAAAGACAATGGGAGCATTAACTCATCTTACCCATCAATTTGTTTTGCAAAACAGCATCGGCGGCGAAGCTTATGCACTTAGAAAAATTGCAATTGCAGCCGGTTTGGGCTACGATAAAGGTGTTTTATACGGCACCGGCCCTGTTGCGCAGCCGCTTGGCGTTATGAATAACACCGGTATAGGCGGAGTTGTAGGCGCAGGCTTTACACGTCCTAAACTTTTACAAATGATTCAGCAAATCAAAGCTGCAAACGCTCTTGTGTTAGGTCCTATTGTATTCGCAATGGATCCTACAACAGAGCAAATCCTTTCCGGAATCGATACCACAAATGGTTTTGGAAAATGGCTTCTTGATCTTAACAAACTTGGCAACTATCCTTATTTCTGTTCAAACCAAATGCAGGACGGCGATTTAATCGGCGGTATCTGGAGTGCAGACTTAATGGGTATGTGGGGAGTTGTTGAAGTTAGGGCCAACGAACTTGGCTCCGGATTTGCAGCCGGACAAATTGAAGTTCGTGCATTGGTTGACTTTGATAATTACGTAGAATATCCCGGAGCATTCTCAAGAGCTTCTGGTGTTACTGCTGCATTAGCAATATAATTTCTTTGTTCCTGATTCATGTATCTCTCCATTGCGGCAGACTCCAGCTGCCGCAATTATTTAGAGCTTAAAAATAAAAAATAATATTTAACATAGGATTATAAAAATTTATGAAGAAAATAGAAAATAAAGTTGCTGAAGATCTTATCATCCTTGAAACTACCTGGGTTGCCGGGGAAATAAAGCATAAAGGTGATGTTGTTACAGTTGCTAATAATGATAAAATACAATTACTTTTTACGGAAAAAGCAGTCCGTAAAACCGAAGCAACAAAAGAACAAATAGCATTTGTTCAGGAACGCCTGGACGCAATTAAAAAAGCCGAAGCAAAATCCAAATAAACTATTTGTCAATTAATTTATAATTCATAATTAAATGAATCACTTTGATATAGAAGCATACTTTAACACCGGCGAAGAAGAAAACGCAATACTTTATTCTCCTTCCGGGATAATGACAATTAAAGTTCACTTCTATTCAAAGTCAGACGTTATGAAAATTCAGAATTTAGATTTCATTGATGCTAACCCGATGATCGAATGCAAAACAAGCGATGTAGAAAATATCGGGCAGAATGTAAAAATAAAAGTACGCAATCAGGATTGGTTCACACATGAGCCTGAGCCGGATTCAGATTACACAACAAAAATATTTCTCAGTAAAGATTAAAGATTAATGTTAAAGCAAGATTCAATAGTAAAATCCTTCACCGCGGTATTTGCAAGCATATCCACTACAAATGGATATCTTACAAACATAGGCGCTGATACCTTGAAGGCAATTACAACACTGGCAAATCCGGCTCCTGCAAATGTTGAGGAATATTCAGATCGGGAAATTAGTCCTGATCAGCTTTCCGGCATTGCGGTATTTGATATAGTTGATTCAAATACAAACGTAAAAACTCAGGCATACCGGGGCAAATTAACTTTAGAGATTCATACCTTCTGCCAGCAGCAGGGGATGAATACACTTTTTATGCTGCGACAGCAAATTGCCGATGTTTACAAATCCATAAAAGATAATTATGGAACTCTTATTACTGCAAATAACATCCAAATCGAAAGAGTCAAGGATGAAAAGGCAGTAAAAAAAGCAGACAAAACAATCGGCGAAGCTGTAATTACAATTGATGTTATTTACAACGTTAATTACCGGTTTGGTTATCAGGATGGTAATTAAAAATTTTCCTCTCATAGCTGTATCCTCCATTCTTGCCGGGACTCATCCACCCGGCAGGGATGTTTTGAAGATTAAATATTGAAAGTTTATTGTGGCTGAACCTATTATTGATGATGAAGAGATTTCAA